TACTACTTCAGGACTATTAGACTACAGTAAGAATGTAGTCATCGGGTATCTTCATAAAGCATTGAAGACTGCAAATCAGTTATCAATGATGGAAGATGCACTTGTTATCTATAGGATATCAAGAGCTCCCGAAAGAAGGATATTCTACATAGATGTAGGTAACCTTCCAAAAGCAAAGGCAGAACAGTACCTTGCAGACGTAATGAATAAGTATAGAAATAAACTTATCTACAATGCAGATACTGGTGAAATCAAAGATGACAGAAAACATATGAGTATGTTGGAAGATTTTTGGTTACCGAGAAGAGAAGGTGGTAGAGGAACTCAAATTGAGACCTTACCAGGCGGACAGAACCTTTCAGAGATAGAAGATATAGAATACTTCAAGAAGAAGTTATATCGTTCACTGAATGTTCCAGTCTCAAGAATGGAAGCAGAGAATGGTTTCAACATGGGAAGGTCTGCAGAGATTACTAGAGATGAAGTTAAGTTCAACAAGTTTACGAACAGACTTCAGAAGAAATTCTCAAGAGTGTTTACAGACATTCTTAGAACACAATTAGCACTTAAAGAAATTGTAAGTGCAGAAGAATTTGATAAGTTTAGAGATTTTATACTCTATGACTTTGAAACAGACAATCACTTTAAAGAACTTAAAGAGTTTGAACTGTTAAGAGATAGAATGGATGTTCTATCACAAGTTGCAGAATATGTTGGACAATATTACTCTAAAGAGTATATTAGAAAATACATTCTAATGCAGTCCGAAGAGGACATTAAATTAATTGATACTCAAATCAGTAACGAAACTGAAGAGGGTGGTGACGAAGATGAATTCGAGGGAGATGATTACTAATGAGTAGTGAAATAGCAAAAACAATAGTTGACCAAATTGCAGATGGTAAACTAGATGCAGCGAAGGAATCAGTTTTTACTGGTATGAAAGAAAAGGCTGCAGAAACTGTTGACATGAAAAGAGTCGAAATGCAAGTAGACTGGGTAAACAAAACGAGTCAAGAGGACTAATAATGAAAACATTTGCAGAGATATCACATATCTTACACGAAGCAAAATTTAAAATTGCATCGGGTGAGAAAGAGTTATCTAAAGAAACTGCAAAGGTTGGTGGGAAGAAAGTAAACATTGTTTATGTGCAGAACAAACGAAATAAAGTTGATGTGTACATGGACGGAAGAAAATTTAGTGGAGATATGCCATATAAAGATTTGAAATCTGCTCAGAAAGAGATGAAAGATATCAAAAAAATTATGGGTAACATGTCCGAAGAAGGAATTACAATAGGGGAAATCTTAGATGAAATTAATATCTGAATATAACGACTACTCAATATCACCAGTCATCGTTGAAGCAAACGAAAAGGGTGAGAAGGAACACTTTATCGAAGGTGTTTTTATGCAGTCCAACATCAAAAACAGAAATGGTCGTGTTTACCCTAAAGAAGTAATGTTAAAAGAGGTCAACAGATACAGGGATGAGTTTATCAATAAGCAACGTGCTTTTGGTGAGTTAGGACATCCTGAAGGCCCAACAATCAATTTAGACAAAGTGTCTCACATGATTACATCTTTAGAAGAAGATGGTAATAACTTCGTGGGACGAGCAAAGATTTTAAGCACACCCAATGGTCAAATCGTAAAGAATTTAATCAATGATGGTGCTAAATTAGGAGTATCATCTAGAGGATTAGGTTCCTTGGAAGAAAAAGGTGGTATTCAACATGTGAAAAGTGACTTTCAACTTGCAACTGCAGCTGATATCGTTGCCGACCCGTCTGCACCCGAAGCCTTCGTAGAAGGTATTATGGAAGGTGTTGAGTGGGTAATGGAGAGTGGTATCCTTAAAGCGAAAGATGCAGAAATGATGCAGAAACAACTAAAATCTGCAAAACTAAATAAGTTAGAAGAAACTAAGTTAAATCTATGGAAAAGGTTCGTTGAGAGTCTATAACATATAAATAAAAAAGAGAATACAAAATAATCTCAAACAGGAGAAAGAAATGGCAGATTTAGAAAATAACCTAGAACAAGCAATAGAAGAGGCAGTACAGCCTGATTCTAAAGCAGAAAAAGGTGACTCAAAACCTGTAAAGCAAGGTTCATCAGATGCAGCTTCAATTGAAGGTGGAAAAGGTGAAGTCGTCAAACCTGAAGAAAATCCTGTTGACAAAGCAGTTGCCTCAGTTAAAAGTGCAGAGAAAGGAACCAAAGAAGTGAGTGGAGATGCTCAACAGAAAGGTGAAGCTCCTGCCGAGAAGCAACCTAAACTTAAAAAAGTTAAAGAAGACTCTGATGAAGACAGTTCAATGTCTAAAATGGAATCAATCAAGGCTATCGTCAACAACATGAAGGAAATGACTAAGGAAGAAATTCAACAAGTATTGGGAACAATATCTGAAGAAGAGTTAGACGAAACCTTGACTAAAGCAGAAGTCGCAAGACAAGTAGTCGAATCATTAAAAGCAATGGACGAAGAGTCAGTTGCAGAAACATTTGAAAAAATGAAGAAAAAGTCAGATGATGACGAAGATGAAGAAGACGAAGTCAAAGAAGAAAAGGATGAAGACGAAGATGAAGATGAAGATGACAAAGAAGTCAAAGAGTCTGCATCAGTCGAAGCATCTTTAGTTGAAATTGAAATAGATGACGACCTATCAGCAATTTCTGAAGCATTAGACTTATCAGAAGAAAATGCTGAGAAAGCAAAAACTATCTTTACAGCTGCAGTAACTTCAAAAGTTGCAGAACTTAAAGAAGAGTTAGAGTCTCAGTATTCACAAAATTTAAAAACCTCAGTTGATACTGTTAAAGGTGACCTTACGGAAGCAGTTGACAAGTATCTTTCATATTGTGCAGAAGAGTGGACGAAAGAAAACGAACTTGCAATAGAAAGGGGTTTGAGGTCAGAAATGACAGAAGGGTTTATTGATGGATTAAAGACATTGTTCACTGAACATTATGTCGAAGTTCCTGAAGATAAATACAATGTTATTGATGAACTCGCAAATCGTCTCGATGAGATGGAACAAAAACTCGATGGTGAAGTTAGTAGAAATATGGACATCACTGAAGAGTTAGATACTCTCAAGAGAAGTAATGTGGTTAGAGAAGCTGGAAACGACTTATCTGAATCACAAAAAGAGAAATTAGAATCTCTATCAAATGGTATAGACTTCAAAGACGTAGAAGACTTTCAAGAGAAAGTAGTTGAAATCAAAGAAGCTTATTTCCCAAGTGATGTAGATTCTATAGTAGAAGAAACTCTAGTAATGGAAGGTGAAGGTACATACGAGGACGAAAGTTCTGAACCTGTACTTGACCCAACTATTGCAAGATATTCATCTGCGATTAGTAAACTTAAACCATTAGGTTAAAAATAAAGGAAAATAAAATGTTTTTATCAGAAAACTTACAAGAAAAGTGGAGCCCTATTCTAGAACACTCCGATTTGCCAAAAATCGAAGACAACTACAAAAGAGCAGTCACAGCAGTTATCCTAGAAAACCAAGAGAAAGCACTCAACGAAGATAGAGTTAATCTTGACGAAGCTGCACCTTTAAATGCTACTGGTAGTTCTGCAATTAGTAACTGGGACCCGATTTTAATATCCCTAGTTCGTAGAGCTATGCCAAATCTCGTTGCATACGACATTTGCGGTGTTCAACCAATGACAGGCCCAACAGGACTTATATTTGCTATGAAAGCAAGATATAATGACTATCCATCTGTAGGAAGAGAAGGTAAAACTGAAGCGTTATTTAACGAAGCAGATACTGGATATTCTAACGACAACCAAGTTGTTGCCGATGGTGCGTTGGCTGCTCAAAACCAAGACCCGTTCGCTAGTGCATACGCTACGGACACTGGTGCTGGTATGTCAACAGCAAGTGCTGAAGCACTTGGTGATGTTGAAGCATCAAATGGTTTTGCTCAAATGGCATTCTCAATTGAGAAAGCTACTGTAACAGCAAAATCAAGAGCATTAAAAGCTGAGTACACACTCGAATTAGCACAAGACCTCAAAGCAATCCATGGTCTTGACGCGGAATCAGAACTTGCGAATATTCTTTCATCAGAAATTCTTGCAGAAATCAACAGAGAAGTTATCAGAAATGTTAACATCCAAGGTAAAACTGGAGCAAGTGCAACTGCATCTGCTGGTACGTTTAACTTAGACGTTGATGCAAACGGAAGATGGTCTGTTGAGAAATTCAAAGGTCTATTGTTCCAAATCGAAAGAGAATCAAATGTAATAGCAAAAGAAACACGTAGAGGAAAAGGTAACTTTATCCTATGTAGTTCTGATGTTGCATCTGCTCTTTCAATGGCTGGTGTATTAGATTATACTCCTGCGTTATCTACTAACTTAAACGTTGACGATACTGGTAATACTTTTGCTGGTGTATTAAACGGAAGAGTTAAAGTATATATCGACCCATATGCTGGTGTTGATTACTTAACAGTAGGTTATAGAGGGTCTAACCCTTATGACGCTGGTTTATTCTATTGCCCTTACGTTCCATTACAAATGGTTCGTGCAGTTGGTGAGAATACATTCCAACCAAAAATTGGTTTCAAAACTAGATACGGAATGGTATCTAACCCATTCGTAGGTGCTACACCTGCTGATGGACTAGCTTCTGCTGGAACAAACCAATACTACAGAAAATTTGCAGTTAGCAACATTCTGTAAGTCAATTAACTTTGATACTAAAAGGGGACTTTCGAGTCCCCTTTTTTTTGGTCTTGCAGAAACACGTTGCAGTATCAGAAGTCACCCTCTGCAACTTGAACAACAGTGATACCTCTTGCCTTCCACATTGCAACAACTTTGTTCCTGTCATCGTATACAAGGTCAATTTTACCACCAAACTCTTCGAATTTATCTGCAAGTTCTGATTTGAACACTTCATCGGGTCTGTAGTCACCTTCGGGTCTAAGGAACAATCCTTGATGACCCTTACCAATCCACTCATCAATCTGAGCTTCAGTAAGACTTCTTTGTGATTCGTTTCTTGCAGAGAAGAATGCAACATCATGTCCATCTTCGATATGTTTTTTTGCAAGGTCACAAACCCACTGTACAGGAGTGTCAAATTGAGTTGCCTCTTTGAATGCTTTCCAGTCGGTAGGTTGTTGGGTGACGTGATATCTCCTATGCTCTACATCAGCAATAGTTCCGTCAACGTCAAAAATTATAGTTTGTTTTTCCATACTTATAGTATACTAAAAAATGCAACCCATTGTCAACTATTTTCTGCACTAAATATAAGGTAAAGAATAATCTTTACATTACACATACACACACAGGAGAAAATATGAGTAATTCAACAAAATCGGGGTTCGAAATCAGAGCCGACTTATTATCACAAGCAGAGGGTCTTTTGACTCAAAACTATCAGAGGGAAGTTGACGCTATCTATATGCATAACGAAAACAATCCTAATAATAAGAAACCTTTACCATTAAGAGAAATCACTGGTGAAGAGGTTATTGTAACTGCAAGACAGTTAAATGAGTTTGTAACCGAGAAGTAACCTAAATAGTAGTACACGGAGATAATTATGTATGATAAACAAGTGAATGTAAAAGAAGGGCCATGGGAAGCAAAAACGTTTCCTAATGGGGAAGAGACAACGAATGTATTAAGTCGTAAGACAATCACAACGTTAATTAAAGATGGTTATCTATGTGAAGAAACTACAACGAGAGAGTATCGAGATGGTGATTATTTCGATACTTCTTCGTCTAAACGGATACTAAAAATAAATGGTTGATATCAATAAATCGATTCTTAATAAGAATAACTTTAGACTTATCGTTGATAAGTGTCCTACTGTTGAATACTTTGTAAGGTCAGTAAATATTCCTGGCTTAACATTTACAGAAGTGACTCAAGCGGCAGGTGTTGGGTTGGATGCATTTTTCCCTGGCGACAAAGTGTTCTATGAAACTATGTCAGTAGAGTTTCTAGTAGATGAAGACCTAGTAAACTTTAAAGAAATCTATGACTGGATGGATGCAATTGTTCCCGTTAGAGACCCATCATTATATAAGACTTATACATCAACAACATCTACTGAAACTAAACAATACAGTGGAACCGATAACATAAGTCAAACATCTGATATTACACTAGTAACAAATACAAACAAAAACTTACCTAATAGATACTTTAGGTTTCATGACTGTTTCCCAATAGGATTGAGTGGATTACAGTTAGAGAGTGGTGCAGAAGCAGAACCAGTAACTACTACAGTTGACTTTAGATTTAGTTATTACGAGATAGAAAGTACTTCCTAAATCCCCTTACTAAATACCCATATATGTGGTATAATGGTATATTATGACGTTAGATGAATTAAAGAAACAGTGGACGGAAGATTGTCAAATAGATGATATCGAATTAGATAATGCATCACTTGAAGTTCCCAAACTACATGCAAAATACCAAGACTTACTAACCAGTAAGATACTTGTACTAAAACAATACCAAAACAAATACAATGAACTACTTAAAGATAAGTGGTTGTGGTATAATGGTAAAATGGACGAGGAGACTGTTAGAGAGAAAGGTTGGGAACCCGACCCATTTAATGGTCTTAAGATAATGAAGAATGACATGCAAATATTCTTCAATGCAGATAAAGATTTACAAGACCTCAATGCAAAGATTGAGTACCTCAAAGTTACTGTAGACTTCCTTAAGGAATGTATGCAAAATATTACATGGAGACACCAAACGATTAGAAACACAATCGATTGGAGAAAGTTCATGGCAGGACAATAATGATATTAAATAATTACTGTTATACAATACCTATGTTGTTTGATGATAGTGAAGTCGAACAGATACATCAACATGCAATGCAATATCCTATTATGGATGGACAGGTAGGATTCCAAAAGATAGACCCTGATGGGGAAGACAATGGTGGAAGAACTGATAGTAAGATAAGACAATCTGATGTAAGATGGTGTGAAGACATGTTACCACAGCATTTAATAGATAAGTTATATGGTGCAGTTGAACATGCAAAATCAGAATGTGGTTGGGGGTTTGATTTTGAATATCAAGAAAAAAACCAATACACAATATATAAACATAGACCTGATGCAGAAGTGACAGGTGATTTCTATACATGGCATACAGATGCAGGCCCTACTCCATATGAACATAATGGGATGATAAGAAAGTTGAGTTATACTATTCAATTATCAGACCCCGATGATTATGAGGGTGGAAACTTCCAATGGATAGAAGATATACGTGCAAAGGATACTCTTACTAAAGGTGATTACAATAGAAACATGGAAAACTATGTTGTCACTGCACCATTCTCTGCAAAACAAAAAGGGTCTCTTATCCTATTCCCATCATTTCTACATCACCAAGTCACACCCTTATTAAGAGGAACTAGAATATCATTAGTTGGTTGGTTATGTGGATATCCTTATAGATAAATGAAAGTTACAGTATCAAAAGTGGATGAGGTCTTCATGCACGTTGATTGTGATGATGGTCTTGCAAAAGACTTACATGACTTCTTCTCATTCAAAGTACCAGGCGCAAAGTTTATGCCTTCCTACAAAAACAAATGGTGGGATGGTAAGGTCTATCTTTTTTCAATAAAAACACACAAAATTTATATCGGACTACTTCCATATGTAGATGAGTTCTGTAGAGAAAGAGGGTTTGAGTTTGAAGGTATTCAAGATGTTATAGGTGATAAGACTAGAATAACAGATGAAGATGTGGACTTCTTTATCAATGGAGACGATTTAATTCCAGGCTTAGGACTTCCTTTTGCACCAAGAGATTATCAAGTAGATGCATTTAAATCTACAGTACAGTATGGTAGACAGTTATTATTATCTCCTACTGCTAGTGGTAAGTCATTAATCATTTATATGTTATGTAGATGGTTTGAAGGAGAGATGTCTCTACCGAATTGTAAGACTGTAATAATAGTTCCTACCACTTCGTTGGTAGAACAGATGACTAAAGATTTTCAAGAGTATGGATACAAAGAACCTATTTGTAAGATATACAGTGGTCAAGAAGTATTTGATTCCCCTATAACAGTCACAACATGGCAGTCCTTTGCAAAGGCACCTAAAGAGGTATTACAATCATTTGATGTTGTGGTGGGGGATGAAGCACATCTATTCAAAGCACAAACACTTAAAGGTATCTTAGAGAAGATGAAAACTACTGCAATTCGTATCGGAACTACTGGTACACTTGATGGTAGTGAAGTCCATAGACTACAACTAGAAGGGTTGTTCGGCCCTGTTAAAAAGGTCATAACAACAAAAGAATTGATGGACGAAGGAACTATTGCAAATTTAAATATTGATTGTGTCATACTCCGTCATACTAAAATGAAAAAAATGACCTATCAAGATGAGATGGATTATCTCGTTGGAAATGATAACAGAAACGAATTTATATGCAACTTAGTGTATTCCCTTAAAGGCAACACTCTAGTACTGTTCCAATATGTAGAGAAACACGGAACAGTATTGCATGGTAAAATGTTTAAAAGATTAGGAGATAAGTTGCACTATGTTTATGGTGGAACTGATGTGACAGATAGAGAAGAAGTTAGAGAGTTAGTTGAAAAGTCAAACGATAATGTCATACTAGCATCATACGGAACTTTCTCTACTGGTGTCAATATTAAGAAGATTGATAATGTAGTCTTTGCATCACCCTCAAAATCAAGAATCAGAAACCTACAGTCTATTGGTAGGGGTCTAAGAAAGGCAGATGGTAAAACATCGATGAAATTATTTGATATATCAGATGACTTACAATGTGAAAATCATACCCTTAATCACCTTAAGGAACGTATAAATATATACAACGAAGAAAACTTTTCATATGAGATAA